TAACTCACGTTGGAGTTTTTGATGCGGCAACGTCAGGTAACTTAATGGCTTATGCGACTTTATCGTCAAGTAAAGCTATTGCTACTGGTGACGTATTCCGTGTGCCAACTGGTGACTTAGATATAACATTGAACTAATCTAACGATTAGGGGCTGACGTGGCAACTTTAAATGTTACTGCTTATTCGTATGGTACGAGTACGTATGGTTCACATGAATATGGTGAAGACTCACTACCGATAGTAATATCGGCAAGTGCTAGTGTTGCTTGTTCTAGTGAGCGTATACATCAATCTGCGTTAGAAGTAAGTGCAACTTCAGGTGTAGCTACAATAGGCGGCTTTACTGCGGCGGCTGATGCAATTATTAATGCAACCTCAACTACTACGTGTAGTGGTCAGAGACTTGCTCTGTTTCCTTCAGGAAATATAATAGCCTCAGCTTCAGTATCTATAACTGGTAATGCAACATTTGCTTCAGGTGGTTCAGTAACAGTAACAGTAGCTTCAGGAGTTAGTGCGGCTGGTGAGAAGTTTATACTTGAAGAAACAGATGCTCAAGGTTATGGTTCTTATCTGTATGGCGTAGGTGTTTTTGATTTATCTAACCTACAAACCATAATAACAGCTACATCTACAGTTACTTGTAGTGGTGAAAAGATTAATGTAGATGGCGGTCAAATGACTTCTACTGCTACTGTTAGCGCAATAGCAAGAAGAGTTGCTTTAGGTTCAGTCTTAATAAATGGTACTTCAGTTACAGTAGCTACTAGTAATGGTAATGGCACAAGAGTTAGAACAAGTGCCGCTCCTATGACTTCTACTGCTACAGTTGCACCAGCCTCTACAATTGTAAGGGTAAGAACAACTCCTGTAGCAATAACTGCAACAGCAAGTGTTTCTAGTGGTAGTGTGTTTATGGTTAATGGCACAGCTACAGTTAGTGCAACAGCTACTATTGCGGCTATTTGTAATCGAGTAAGATTTGGTTCAGGTACGCCAACAGCTAACGCTAGTATTACAGTATTAGGCTTTGCCACGAGAGGTGGTATCGCATCGCTGACAGGAACTGCAACTACGGTTACAGATTCCGAAAGAATACACCAAGGACATGCAGTCACACAACCAGCATCAAGTATTCTTGCTACGTGTAATAGAGTACAAAGCACATCAGGTGCAGTGAGTGCAACATCAGTAACTGCTACAGTAGGTAGAGAAAAATGGGTAATTATTGTTAACGATTCAGTAACTTGGACGCAGATAGCGGCATAATATGTTAATACCACTACAAATACCACCGGGTGTACACAGAAACGGAACAGACTTTGAGTCTTCTAATAGATGGCGTGAAGCTAGTTTAGTTAGATGGCATGATGGCTCAATGAGACCAGTAGGTGGATGGGTAGTTAGAAAAGCTAGTGCATTTGCGGCTCCGCCTAGAGCTATGGTTGCATGGTTAGACAACTCTACTAATGAACATTTAGCTAGTGGTACTTATAACAAACTATATTACGTAAACCCCTCACAAACGGTATACGATATAACGCCAACTAATTTAGTTGCTGGAACAGTAAGTGGTGCATTAAATGCTGGTTTTGGTGGTGGATTTTATGGCAAAACAAATTGGGGTAGAGCGCCCGCAAGTTCAGGTGTTTATGCAGAAGCTACCTCATGGTCATTAGATGCTTGGGGAGCCTATCTCTTAGCTGTGTCTTCAAAAGATGGTAAGTTATATGAATGGCAAGGTAACACCGGAGTTAAAGCACAGGTAGTATCTAACGCTCCTGTAAACAATAAAGGTATGGTTGTTACTGAGGAACGCTTTGTATTCTGTCTAGGAGCTGGTGGTAATCCACGTAAAGTTGCTTGGTGTGATAAAGAAGCAAATACTGTTTGGTCTGCATCAGCAACAAACGAAGCTGGTGATATTGAATTAGTAACTAATGGTCAGATTATGTGTGGTCTCCGTATTAAAGGTAGAACTCTTATCTTAACTGACACAGACGCACACGTAGCGCAATATTCAGGTGCGCCATTTGTATATGGATTTGAAAGAGTAGGAACAGCTTGTGGTATTAGTTCTAGAAAAGGTGGAGTCTCAATTGATGAGGGCGCTTTTTGGATGGGAGCTAAAGGGTTCTTTACTTTTGATGGTTCTACTGCTAAAGAAATTCCATGTGAAGTTGCGGATTACGTGTTTGATGATATGAACCCAGCACAAATTAGTAAAGTTTATGCAGTACACAATTCAAAGTTTGGTGAGATATGGTGGTTCTACCCTTCAGCCAACGCAAACGAAAATGATAGATATGTAACGTTAGATTATAAAGAAGGCCATTGGGCAACAGGTTCTATACAAAGAACTGCTGGGGTTGACCAAGGTATTTTTACTAGCCCTATATGGGGAGACGCAAGTGGTAACTTATATAATCAAGAGACCGGGTACACACATGATAGCGTCAAACCATTTGCTGAGACAGGCCCTGTTAGTTTAGGTAATGGTGATACAATAATGAGAGTAAACCAATTAATACCTGACGAAAGAATACAAGGTCAAGTTGAAGTTACGTTTAAAACTAGACAACATCCAAATGGTAGTGAAACAAACCATGGAGTAACTCAATTAACTAACCCAACAGATGTCAGGTTTTCAGGTCGACAAATGCGTATGAAAATACAGGGTAAAGCAAACACTAACTGGCGCTCCGGTGTTATGAGAATAGATGCAAATCCTGGTGGTAGACGATGAGTGTAGCTATGCCTCCACCGCCTACAGGAGAGAATTGGAAACCTTGGGGTGACCGGCTTAATAAGTTTTTGACTGCTACTAGAAACAAATTACAGTTTAGGGATTCAGAAGCAAAAGCTACAGAAGATGGAATATTAATGTGGGATGCCGCACAAGATTGTCCAGTTATTTCTAAAGGTGGAGCTTGGATTAAGTTAAAATTAGACCCATGAGCATAGAAGAACAATTAATGACTGGTAAAGATTGGATTATGTCAGCGCTTAATAAAGGCGGCGATACTCATGACTTTAAAGATATTGTTGATGGCGTAATAAGTGGTCACATGCAGTTGTGGATGGGGTTAAACGGATGTGCGGTAACAGAGATAGTAGTGTATCCTAACAAGAAAGTATTACACGTATTCTTAGCTGGTGGTGATAAAGGCTACGGAATCAAACAAATTACAGACATGCATGATGACGCAATGGCATGGGGAAAATTACAAGGCTGTGACGCAATGTCAATAGCCGGTAGGAAAGGATGGAAACGTGTTCTTGAGTCTAAGGGGTGGAAAGAACAACTAACAATATTAGCAAAGGAGTTTTGACATGAGTTCAGGCGGCGGCGGTAAAGGTGGTGGTAAGAAAACAACAACAGAGACTACAGTTCCTGAATGGGTAAGAGGCCCAGCAGATAGAAACTTACAAAGAGCTGAAGCGTTACAACAAATTGAATACATGCCTTATTACGGGCCTGAAGTAGCGGCCTTTAATGACAACCAAGCGGCGGCCTTTCAGAACAATAACAATGCGGCGGCGGCCTTTGGTCTACAAGCTCCTTCAGATGCTATGAGCAGTATGCCACAAGCAACAACATTTGCTAATGGTATGAAAGGTTACAGTTCTATTCCATTATATGACGAAGCAAAGACAAACTTAAAAGCAAACTACGGTGATACTGTAGATGCTTACGATTCATTATTTGGTAATACAGTACCTACTAATGCCGCACCAGCACAATCAGGTGGTGGCGGTGGTAACTTGAGTGTTAATTTTGGCGGTGGTAATCCTGATTTAACCTATGCTGAACAAATGGCACAGACATACGGTAACACAAGAATAGGAACTGGCCCTACTGATTACGGATATACTGGACAAGGTGATGCTGGCGGCAGAGCTGGTGTAATGGATATTGGAGTGCCTAAATACAACTACAACGTTCAAGCAGACACCGCACCTAAAGCTTCAAAGTATGCTTCACAAAAAACCTATAAGTCTAAAGGTGGAAATTATCAGAATAAAAATAACAAATCATACGGAGGCCGCTAATGGCTGGTCAAGCACAAGGTAATGCACAAGGACAAGTGCAAGCAGTTCCAAGAGGTGGTCAGTATACCGGGGGTATAAACCCCAAGGTAAGTGGTTATATACAACCTCCGGCCGGTGGCATAGGTAATGCGCCGGGTGGATTTGGCGGCCCAATTACTTCAGGTCAAATGCCGGCCAATATGGCAAATCTGTCAAAATTTGGGGGTAAGACAGCCGCTCCTACTCCTGAGTATCTGAAAGGTTTTAACCCTACAGGGCCTCAGACTATGGACTCAAGACAGTACACCTTAAATGGTCAGAATATGACTGGTGGCAGTTCTTACATAGCGGCACTTACAAAACATCTAGAATCAATTGGACAAGGCGGTCTATTAAAAGGTGGAACGTATACACCTTCAACACAAACACCACCTCCAGCAAATATTGCACCAGCCGCACCGGGAGTTGCACAACCGATAGTAACACCACCGGGTCAAACGGCGGGAGGGCTTACTCCAACACCACAAGCACAGATTGCGCCACAAGCAGTTCCAACTGTAGCACCACCAAGCATAAATCAAATGGCAGTAACCGGTTTGAAAGCGGCGGGCGCGGGTACTGCGGCGGGTATGACTTACAATCCTAATCAAGTTTCAGTAGCTGGTACAAGTTCTACAGTAGCTCCAACAAGTGTAACTGGCTCAAATGTAACGGGTACAAATGTAGCTGGTACAAATGTTAATCCAGCAAATTATAATGTTACTGGGTCAAATGTAAATCCAGCATTAAATGCTGTAACTGGCTCTAACGTTGCTGGCTCTAACGTAGCGGGTTCAAATGTTGCTGGCTCTAATATTGCCGCTCAACAAATAGGGCAACAAGCTCAAACTCCTCAAGTGCAAGCGCAAATGATGCGTAACACGTCAATGACTCCATACATGAACCAATATGATGATGCAGTCGTAAAAGCTAACGAATTAGACATCCTTAGAGGTGCTAATATGGGTCTAGACATGCTAGGAACACAAGCTCAAATGGCTGGTGGATTTGGCGGCTCAAGACATGGTATTGCAATGGGTGAACTGGGTAGAGGAACCGTAGAACAATTAGCTCAATCTTCTGCTGGCCTTAGACAAGCTGGTTATCAGAATGCACAGCAAATGGCTGGTCAAGATATAGCAAACAATTTTCAATCGCAAATGGCTAATCAAGCTGGTAGTCAATTTGATATTAATACTAACATGCAAGGTGCGTTAGCTAACCAAGGTGCTGGATTACAGGCATCACAAGCAAATCAGCAAAACAGAATACAAGCTGGACTTGCTAACCAAGGAAATGCACTACAAGCTGGACTTGCAAACCAACAAAATTCATTGCAGTCTCAGGGTATGAATCAGCAAAATTCATTACAAGCTCAAGGCATGAATCAACAATATGGAATGCAAGGGCAGTTAGCAAATCAAAGTAATGCTCTACAAGCGCAAGGTATGAACCAACAGTACGGTATGCAAGGCGCTTTGGCAAACCAAGGCAATGCGTTACAGGCTGGACTTGCTAATCAAGGTAACAATATGCAAGGGCAATTATCTAATCAAAGCAATTCGTTGCAGTCTCAAGGTATGAATCAGCAATACAATATGCAAGGCCAAATGGCTAATCAAAATGCTGGTATGCAAGATATACAAAATCAACTACAAGCTTCATTAGCTAATCAGAATGCGGGATTACAAGGCAATCAACAACGCTTAGGCGGTGCGGCACAAATGGGTAATATTGCAAACCTTGGATTTAATATGGGCCAAACAGTTAATAACAACTTGGCTATGCAAGGCGCGCAACAACAAGCTATGCAACAAGCTCTTATTGACGCGGCTAGAGCGCAATTTATGGGTTACACCGGACAAGGTGCAAATACTCTTGGATATGTTAATAACGCTCTTGGACAAACACCTAATGTAGGTACTGTGTCACAACAAGAGACTAAACAAAATGGTATATTTGATTATTTAACCGCTATGAGTAGCATGAGCGGCGGGGGAGCATAATGGCAATCGGTGAAAGAGCTAAAGGAATAATGAGTATGTTTGGTATGGACTTAACACCTCAAAAAGATGAAGAGGC